GTTTAATTAGTTCTACTGCAATTAGATTAGATGATGTATACCAATCATTATTAGAAGTTAAAAATTTAGTTATGTCATTGTAAGAAACACCGGGTGTATCTAGTCGTTTAAACGCTAGTTCTAACTTTTTATTATACTTGTCTTTAAAATCTGTAAATGTGGGATATGTTTTAAGGTCAAATGCCTTGTCTATACTACTTGCACCTACATTATCTGCAAGTGAAGAAAATAGTGCTTGTGCTGATTCTAATAATGTTGTCTTGTCTGCCATACATATATTTATGTATTAGGCTATCTAACTTTTGTAATCTGCGTAAACATTACCTGAAACGGTATATCTGTAACCTTCAAAAGGTTGTTGTCTAACTTCATGCCTCATCATACTAGGAAAAATTAATAACATTCCTGGTTTGATTTTTTTCTCTACACCAAGTCCTTCTTTTGTTTTTACTTCAGGAAAGTATAAACCTGGGGCACCTTCTGGTGCCGTTATGTAATAAGCACAGGAATAGATAGCAGGCCAGTGATCATGTGCTTTAGTTGTTTGACCTGAAGTGTACTTTAAACCCCATAGATTTTTTATTAAAAACTTATAGTTATGAGTTGGATTAAATTGCATACGAGAAATAGCGTCACAAGCATCCAAATACATTTTAGCAAATCTTTCAAAACCAGGATATTCCCACATTTGCCAATATGTCATCTGACATTGTGCGTTTGTTTTATGCCCTTGTTGATCGCCTACTTTTTCTATTTCTTCTATAAGAAGTTTATCCATTTCTGGTTCATCAAGTTGAAACTCAAAAATAGCTTCTTTTCTATTTACTTCAAAATCGTTTCTTGCTATTTGATATTTCTTCATCGCTTCTCTTATCAAAACAAGATGGGAAACCATAGTTACCAAATGTTTTGTTTTTGTTTTGAAATTTAACAAGTGCTTTTACATCTTCTTCAAAGAAAGATTCTTTTAAAACCTGACCTTTAGGCATTTCAACTGCTCTCCATATTATCTTGCCATTCTTTTTAACCATAGCAGACTTGTAATACACACCCTTATTTATTCGTTTTTTAATTTTCTTTTTCATAATGAGTTAAAACTTAATGCTATCCTATCTGTTGTTTGGTTTACTTTATAACTAGAGTCATGTTCTATCCACGATGGGAATATTATTAAATCATTATTCTTAGGTTTAAAATTAAAATTTATGCAATTGTTTTTATCAATATTATCAAACTTATATAATTTGACTTTATCGTTTGGATTATAAAAATATATATCACTACTTGAATCATCTATATTTAAGTATATCACACCACTTAATTTAGAGGGTATATGGTCGTGTTTCATTAAACTACTATCTTTATCCATAATTGTAATCCATGAGTTATCTACTTTTAAATTTTTAAATCCTAATTCTATTGAAGTTTTATCTATTATGTTTTGTATATCTTGTTTTAAATTTTTACATTCTGGTACATTGTTTGTAAAATAATCTACTATATAATCGCCATCTTTAAATTTAAACTTATCATTTTTATAATGTGATATTTTAAAGTTGCCATATCCTACACCTTCTACATTACCTAAATTATTAAAAACATTTGAATTGTCTTTTATGTGTTTAACAATATCTTTTCTTATATTGTCATCTAAAAAATTTTCAATATAGATTATAGGTGTACTAAACAATTCTATTTTGTTCATACTTTAAAATCAGAAAACTTATCGTAAACATTTTCAGCAGGTCTAGGTCCTGCAGGTTGATTAAGTTGTTCTTCACTCTCTTGGTTACCATCTGATAAGTTTTGTGCTGATTGTTCTACATCATATAGTCTCATTTTACTTCTATCAACACCAACAATAAATGATCTATTTACAGCAGGATCATTATATCTATTTTTTAATTGTTTAACTTTCATTTGATTTAATTCTTCTAAATCTTCATTTGATATAAGAGCAAACATAAAATCAGCAGTTGCAGGAAGACCAAAACTTTCTGAAGTATCTTCTAAACCAACATCACTTGACATATAACCAGTTCTAGTTGTTTGTGTAGCAGATACAATAGGTAAATTATTTCTTACAGCAAGACCTCTTAATTCTTCAGCGATTGCCTTAACATAAAAATAAGATGATATATTGCCACCTTTAAATCTACTAGATGAAAATATATTTAAATAATCTATGAATACAATATCTGGTTTAAAACTTTTCTTTAATGCAAGTTCATCAATAAGTCCTTTGAAATGGCCTGCATGAGCAGACGCAGTAGGATATTCTTTAATAATTAATTGACCATGTGCTTTCTTTTTTAATTTAGAAATCTTTGTATCATAATATTGTTTAGGCATTTCGTATAATTCATCAACGGTTACATCTAATAAGTTTGCGTCAATTCTTTCAGCAATTCTTTCTTCAGCCATTTCTAAAGTTATATACAATACGTTTCTGCCTTGCATAATCATAGACGCAGCCACATGACACATAAACAAAGATTTACCAACACCAGTACCTGCAAGAGCAATGTTCAAAGTTTTAGGTGGTATACCACCTTTTGTTATTCTATTGAAATATGATAAATCAAATTTTAATCTTTCTTCTTCTCTATGATAATATTCAAATCGGTCATCAGCTTGATTTAGATAATCATGCCCAATATGTGTATCAAACGAAACAGCAAGAGCGTCTGATAGTATAGATGGTATTGCCTCTGGTGTATGTTTTTTATCTTTGCCGTCTAATATTTTGATACCTGATAGTACAGCATTATGTACAGCACGATCTTTACACCACTTCTCTGTTGTATCTGTTAACCATTCTATATCAGTTTTTTCATCTGCTTTTAAAGTTTCTAATACTCTTTTTGCAATCTTAAATTCATCTTCGGTAATATTTTTTAGATTAGATAATTCAATACTGATTGCTTCTTTAGATGGTAGATTGTTATATTTAATAATATAACTTTCTATAATTTCAAATATGGTTACTTCTTCATTTGAAGTAAAGTAATCTGTTTTTAGGAAAGGTAAAACTTTTCTACTAAAGTTTTCGTTGTGAATTAGATTAGTTAGTATTGTCGTTTCGAGTCTGTGGGTCATTTATATTAAGTTTACCTTCCTTTAGTTGTTTTTCCATTACTTCTATTAGTATATCGCCTATAGCGAATCTAAATTCTTCACTTTCGGTATCTACATCATTTATATTTCTTTGTACGTTATAAGTAAATTTTAAAGGTAATTCGCCTTGTTTATTTTCTTCTGAGGCAAACTTAACTTGACCATAGGTGTATATAACACCTTCGTATGGCCCACTGGTAATCTTAATACATGAGAAGTCATCAACCTCTCTCTGAACAAAAGCGTATTTTGTTTTATTCTGCACCATAGAGGAATTCTTTTTTGGCAACTTCGTCAATCTTATTGAGAACCTCTTTAGTATAGAATTTATCAGGTTCATTATTGATAGTCTTAGCATATTGTTTTGATCCGTCTGGTAATTCTACTCTTGTTGATACTGATTTAAATACACCATGTTTAATTGCAAGGTCTAATAATCCATAGTATCTTTCTAATCCATGTTTGTAAGTTAGTCTTACGTCAATCATAGCGTTTTCTTTTGTCAGCCTTGATTTATAATTTTTACAATGTATGACATTACCTATAATATCTTTACCATCTTTCTCTTTTCTTTTTGAAAGATATACTATATTACTGGCAGCATATTTTAAACCAGAACCACCACCCATTTCTTTTTGTGGGAACATTGAACCAATAACATCATAAGTATGATTAGTCATAATCATAGGTATTTTTGCCTTACCTAGTTTCAATGTTAAAACTCTAAATGCAGCCTTGACAATTTGTGATCTTGTCATATCTCTTGTTTCTTTACCCTCTGCTGTATCGGTCATTTCTTTTGTAGTAGATAACATTCCTAAACTATCTAATACAAACATAATAGGTTTTCTTTTATCTTCTGGTTGTTCTAAATATTTGTCAACAACTTTTATAGATTGGTGTCTAAACTCTTGTACTGTAGCAACTGGTACAATAACCATTCGTTTACTATCAACACCTCTACTCTCAACTAAATCTTTTGTTAACGCACTTTCTGATTCAAAGTAAATCACACCTGCGTCTTTGTGCTTATCTAAAAAACTTTTTACAATGCCTAGAGCAAAGAAAGTTTTACCTGTTGCAGCTTCACCTGCAATCGCAGTAATTTTGTTTGCAGGAAGACCACCATAGATACTACCTGATAGTAAGGCATTTAAAGTATAACTACCTGTATCAATAAAACTATCTACATCACCTGCTTCAACGCCTTCACTTACTAGTGTGGCATATTCATTACCTGTCTCTTTAATTACTTCTTTTAAAAAATCGTTCATAATCATCCTTTTCTTTATCACTAAACACTAAACTATATTGTTTGATATTTAAATCATAACACACTTTCATTACTTTGTCAATGTCCTTTGAAACAAAATCATGTGTCATATAGTTATTGTAGCCTTTATATATTACTATCCTCATTACTCTGACGAGCTCTTAATACAACTGGTCTACCAGTAGATTTAGACAATTGTTTGAGTTCGTTCCATAATTTAAATTCATCATTTTCAGGTACCCACGTTTTAGGTGGTGTCTCTAAATCATTTTGTGTAATCTTATCCCATAACAAAGTAAACATATCATCTGGTGACATTTCTGGATGATGAAAGTTATATTTTGTTTGAACATTAACAACTTGTTTTTTTAATAATTCTCTATTGTACTCTAACTTTCGTTGAAAGTCCCAATATGGTTTTAATTCTTTGTATTTTTTTTCTGCAATTGCCATCATACTATTTATGAATAGGACATTTTTTCTCGTCCTTCTTTTGTGTTTTTAACCAATTGTAACCACCAAACCATTTTGTTGCTACATTTAGTCTTTGTGCTTCAACACCATAATGTAATTCTGGTCTATGAGTTGGTGTTGTGTATGTGACAAAATCTTTTATAAATTCTCTCTTAATAGGAATATATTGTGCAATAGGTGTTCCTCTTTTTAAATTAACTTCACCATATCTTTTTATAACCATTTGTTGATTAATTTGATTGTGTATATCTGATCTAATTACACCAGGTAAAGTATGAAAGTCTTGGTTGAAATCATAGTAAACTGGTAGTTGTAATACACTCCAACCTGGTGATGTCTTAACATACCAAGGACAAGAAGGTTTAAATATAAAAGCAAAATCTTTTGCGTGTTCTGGTACTAAATCTTTGTATTGATGATTACCATGATTAGTAAATTTAAATTTTTCAGTAGGTATTTTATATCGCCATGACTTCTCATCTGAATGAATCCATACATCACACCATAGTGGAACAATGTAACCCATTGATAGATATTCAGGTATCGCAGGACAATGTCTAATTGTTCCTTTGTTTTGTTTTGTCACGTGAGGTGTCTCTAAATGAGCTCTATCTGGTCTTTTTCTTTCTAATTGTTTATACCATTCTGGCATGTGTTGTTTTGCAGGAATAATAGGCATAATATTTTGTA